CAATGGAACAAGCTCGGCGGACTGGCCCGCTCGATGGGCTGGGAGAAGGGCCTGGAGGATGCGCGCCTGCGATCGTTCGTGACCCGCACCGCCAAGGTGCATTCCACCCGCTTTATCACCCGCGCCCAGGCAAGCAAGGTGATCACGGGCCTGGAGGAATGGGTACGCCAGCGCGAGGCCGGTAGTTCAGGGGGCCGCGATGCAGTGTCCTAAATGCGGCGGGCGCGGCTATTGCTACGCGACCAAGCCCAACGGCACCGTGAAGCAGCGATACCGGCAATGCCGGATTTGCGGGCATCGCTTCTCCACCTGGGAGGAGATCGAAAATCGCGATCTGCGCGGATACGAAACGAAACCTCAGGAGCAAGACCTATTCGCGGCAAATCATCAGAAAGCAAAGGGTTAATGGGTGATCGCGCCGATAACCGTGTAGCGGCACCCGCTGCACAAGCGCCTGTCGGGATGGGCCACAACGGTGGCCCCAGGGTGGAGCCTTTCGGGCTACGCGCCGCTTGGCTGAGGTTCGCAAACGAGCTGGAGCTGCGCCGCCTGGCCAAACTCCAAATGAGGATCGAGCGCCGCAAGCGGGGCATCGCGGACCTGGTGGCTGAGCGCAGGCTGATCATGAACAGGTGTATCCGCCGGATGCGCCGAGCCGAGGGGAAGGATTGAGGAAAGCAAAATGAAAACAGGTAAATACATCGAGAAATACGATCACCAAGATCGCATCAACGATCAAGCGCGCGTGCTCTTCTTTCTGCATGGCGCTATGGCCCAAGGCCTGATCTTCAATTCCCACAAAGCCGAGGAAGCCTTCGACGCTGCGTGCCGATTGGTGGGCAGAAATCCCTCAGTAGTTAAGAGCGTGCTGGCTGAATACCACGCTAGTGAGGACCGGAAATGAACCTCGCCGAGAACGCCCTGTCCGATGCCCTGCGCCGCCGCCTGGCGCGCTCGGTGGTGATCAAGGATGCCAAGGCCTGGGAGGAGCTCTATGGCCAGCTCCAGACCGCCATGAGCAACGCATGGGACGAAAGCATGCGGGAGGGCATCGCAAATGCCCTGGATCGCCTGCGCGATCTTGGCCCTGGCCGCTTCTCGCGCGAGGATGGTGCGGCGATCCTGCGCGTGCTGGAGGGATCGGTGGGGGCCGAGGCGATCCGCGCAGCCATGCGTGAGCCGGTGGTCAACCTGACCGATGCGCTTTTCCGGCTGGGCGGTGAGGAAGTTGGCCAGGCCACGGGTGTTGCCATCGCCTTCATGCGTCCCGATCTTGATGCGCTCGATATCCTGAAATCCGGCAACTTGTATTGGGTGGGCAATAGCTGGAACATCCACACCCAGAACCTCATGGCCCAAGCGCTAGAGGACTATTTCACCGAAGGCATGACGCGCGAGGGCTTGACCCAGCGTTTCGCCGAGGACTTCGCGGGGCTCACGGAACGTGGCCGGGTGTATTGGGAGATGCTCGCCGATCACACCGCCACCAAAACCCGCGAGATGGGGCGCGTATCTGGATATGAGCGCGCGGGGATCACGCGCGTCCAGGTGCGCGCCCAGCTCGATGAACGGACCACCCGCATTTGTCGCCACATGCACGGGCGGATCATCGATGTCGCCAAGATGCGCGCCCAGCGCGATGCCTATCTGGACGCGGTGAGCCGCCGGAACGAGCCTGCCGCCCGCGCGGCCTGGGCGATGCATGGCGCTGGTGCCGATTTCGCGGGCACGCCGACCTCGAAGCTGGGCAATGGCACCGCCAGCCCACCCTATCATTTCCGGTGCCGCACCATCACGGTGGCCTATTTCGGGAGCGGCGATAGCGATATTGACCGCTGGACCGTGGCCGCGTATGACCGTGAGCCCCTGAGCCGCAAGGATGTGGGTGCGCTGATCGAGCGGGCGCGCACCGCCAAATGGCCCCATGCAAAGGTGATGGAGAGCCATTTCCGTCGAAAGGCTGGGCAACTCGGATTGCCGTTTCTGGATGAATTCAACCAGTCGGCGGTGGACCTCATCCGGCGCGGGGATCGCGATGTGTATGTGTCGATGCGCAAGGGCGTGCTCAACGCCACGTTCGTGCGACCGCATACATACATTCGGCCCAATGGCCGCAAAATCGAGTGTTTCGCGATCACGGCTGTCGATGTGGTCGAGAACAAGATCACCAGCCATCATTGGCGTGAGAAACTGGAAACCACGGGCGATGAGGTGCCCGCATTGAAACAGCCCGGACGGGGGATCACAAAATGGCTTACAAGATTTACGGGCTGACCGCCGAAGAGTTCGGCCCCGGCACCCTGCTGGAGGGAATGCTGGGTTGCTACGACACCATCGGCGATCCTGATTTCGACTATGACCGAGATGAGACCCTGCATGAACGCTCGGCCTATGAGTTCATCCGCGACCAGCTCACGTCCGAACAACAGGCCGAGCTGGATCAGGTCGATGCCTATTGGCGCGCGCACCCGAAAGAGTTCAACGCCGATTTCGGGGTGTGGCACCACCAGGCCGACAAGAAAACCGAACTTGCGGGCTTTGTTGAGGATGAGAACGGGGAAACACCCCCGGTCCCGCGCGGCCACTGGTGGTGGCGTCCCATCGAGGAGGATCAGGCATGAGGGTTTTTCGTATCTCGCTCACTGATCACAACCGTCACGGCCAGCGCCTTTGGGTCAATTTCGAGAGTTCTGCACAAAGCGTGGCAGAGCTCATGCGGAGCCTGGACGAGGATCGGGTGCTCTATGGCTATCAGCTCTACACCCGCGTCGATCCCGAGACGCCGCGCACCCTTGAGGTGACCGAAGCCAAGGAGATCATCCTGGGCCGCGATGCCATCTACAAGATCGAGGTGCCTGATAACTGGCGCTTTGTGCGCCATTAGGAGGCATGAGATGCGCGCGCATCTTGCCACCTTCCTTGCTTTCTACGGCGCGCCCAGTGAGGCCGAGCTCGATCTTTGGGAGGCGGCGCTGGCCCCGGCCGATGGGGATCTGATCGAGGCGCTCGCTACATGGCTGCGCGTGAATGATCAGAAACCACAGCCCATTGAAATACTGCGTGTCCTAGAGGCCTGCGGCCAGCCTGACAGCATGCGAGGGATCGCGCTGGAGGTGGCAGTGAAGCACGAAATCACAGTCGAAGAGATGGCAGGCCCCAAGCGCCAACCCCGACAAATCCACCCCCGGCATGAAGCCATGTTCAAGATGAGAAAGGTGGGTTACTCATATTCGGAAATCGGCCGGTTTTTCGGGCGCGACCACACGACTGTCATGCATGGTGTGCGCGCGCATGAGGCGCGCGGGCTGTCGTGACTGCGGTTCAACCCGACACCAATTGGAGAACAACATGAAGTACTTGGCGATTTTTGCGCTCATCCTTGGCTCAACGGCGGCGCGCGCGGATGATGCAACAACTTGGATGTGCCTCTTTGAAAGAGTGCCCGTGGAGGCTTTGGAGCCCTCCAGCATGATTGCCGAACAGAAAATGCGCGTCCAAATCACGAACCACCTGGAATTTTCCCTCAACGCGGTGGCGGTGGACTTCTCCATGTCGTCTGTAGCCTCGGGTGAGCAGTTTGAGGAAAGCATCGTGTTCCCGTTCCCGGCCCCGCTTATGGCGGGCGAGAGCCGCGAGGTGGTGGCCTATCTCGTGATGAGCCCGGAACAAGCTTCGACATTCAACCATCACGATCTTGCGGTCCGCGCGTCAACGGCGAACGTATTGGATAGCGCGGATCGCCGAATGGTGTTGAGGGAAAACATCGGGCCGTCCTTTCGCGTGTTCTGGCCGTTTCAGCCGAAATCGCCGAAAGTATGTAAGTGATCTCGGATCAAAGCGACCAAACCTGAATTGCCCATTGGCGGGTCGCGTTGGTCATTTGTCGGCCTTTTCATCGATCTTATGCTCGATGCGTTCAAGCTTTCGGTCGATCCGATCCAGGGCATCCTCATGGTGCTTTGCCTGGATGTCTTGCTTGGTTTCCAAAATCGCCACGCGGCCCTTCAAATGGAACCACTGCGCCACCAGGCCAATGACCATCGCGCCCCAGGTGAGGATGTCCTTGAGTTCAATGTGCATCGAATAGTCTCCGCATGATGCGGTTTAGGTGCCAGCGGGCCGCGCCAATGCGCACCGCGGCGAACATTATGCGCCGCCAAACGAGCGGCATTCCCAGAACGCCGAGTGCCTCCCAGAATACCAGGTCACATTCGGCACGGCTGTGATTGCCGCTTTCCAGCATCCAATCGTGCAGTGCCGCCGCCTGGATGTAATCGGGATGCGCCATTGGCACGAAAGCGCGGAAAGGGAGGGGGACCGAGGCCCCATCGAAACGGAAGCCGTGCGGCACCTCGATCACTTGCTCTGGCGTTTGCAGCCCACCGACTGCATAGCGAAAGCCCTCAACCAGTTCCCATCTTGGGCGTTGGAGGCCAGGCGGCAACAGGCGCGACAACCCGCGTTGAGTATTTGGCACTGCCATGATTATCAGGGGAGATGTGAAGCTGGACACGGCCCCTCCTAGCGGCGCAGAGCGCGCAATGCGCCCACGCCAGAGCCTACGTAAAACAGCCATTGGATCATGCTCCCTGCCCATTGCTGCATTTGCGGCGTTGGCAGATCGGCCACTGACCAGGAAAACCCGAACACACTGTCCACGATCACCGCAGACCACCACAGAGCGAGAGGCCCGATAAACAAAGCGGCAAAGACCCAGAACCAGGGGAAGTCCAGTTTGGCGCGATTGAAGTCGGTCATCAGCTTCGCCTCTTTCACCGCTTCCTTGGCCAGCTCAATGGTTGTTTCTGACCGCAGACGCTCGCGGTCGTTCTCGATCTCGGCGCGCCGCGCCATGTGATCAAGAGCTTTGTCAACCATTCCGCCCAGGCCCATGCGGACCATAAATGCAATAACGCCAACCATCAGCGAACCCCCTCTGCCCAGTGCTTCAGCCGCTCGCGGAACACGATGATACCGGCCACGATGATCAAGACGGTGCCCATCACGATGGCGGTTTTGACCGCCTCGGACTGTCCGCCAAACCAGGAGGCGCTTGCGAGGCCGCTGGCCCCGAGCCACTGAGCGATCTGGGCAATCAGCGTTTTGGATTGCGCCACGGTTTTGCGTGGCGGAGACCCATCCCGCCGGTCCTCCACCACCGGTGCAACGCCTTCGATCCCGTACCCTTCGGCGAGCAGAGCTTCCTCGTACTCGCGCGCGATTTCGGCGATAACACTCGCTTTGTCGGTGCCGTTTATGACACGCCGCGCGCCCCGATAGTTGGAGTGTTTCAGCGTAATATAGTCGGCCAGTTTCTTACCTGTGAACCAACCTTCCAGTGACCCCAGAACAAGAATTTCCGCCGATACCGCCGGGTCCATAACGGCATCGGGATCGGTGGTCAGGTCAACGCCCAGCTCTGCGCCCGCCTTATGGTAATTGCGCTCCCAGGTGATCTGGACAAACCCCCGACCGTACCAGGGGAAGTAGCGCAGGTTCTGTTGGCGCCAGTCCTCGGATAGCCAAAAGGCTTCGCGCACCGGCTCCATCGTGCGGGCGGTTTCCCAGTATGCCGTGGCCAACACATAGGCCGCCTGGTTGCGCAGCAGGCCATACCGCATGCACGTCGTTACAATCAGCTTGGTGTGGCCGAGTTCAAAATCGACTTTCATTGGTGCCTCCTTTGGAAAGGCTGCGCCGGGATCGGCGCAGCGTTGAGCCTTGACGATCAGGCGTTGAGGTCTTTCACGATGAAGGCCTGGAGCCGCAGGATGTGAGACGCATGGGCCGTCATCTGGGTGGCGGCATTGCCGGTGAACGCGTAGCGGCGCAGCCGCAGAGCGAGGAAATCGGTGCAGAGTTCAGCCCCGGATTTTCGGTCGAGCGCATCGCCCGCACTGGCCCCGATTGCTTCAGGATCGGTGTCGATCCCCAACTTTCCGAGAAGGCGCTGCGCCAGGTCCTGCCCCTGTTCCACCGCGCAATCGAACGCGGCCACGGCGAGCGGTGCTGGGAGCTGATCGCACCCCATACCATTCCAGATCGCGCGTGCCTCGGTCGGATCGTCAGTGCCGGTTAGGCAAAACCGTGACGCCTGATCGAAGATCGTTGCCTCGCCCTGGGCGTTGTTTTCCGGCGTAGCCTGTGCGGCGGCGTCCTTGGCGGGGGGCTTGGTCTCCTCGGCTTTGACGGCGGTTTCGGTGGCCTTGGCCGAGGGTTTCGCGTTCTCGGCGGTCTGTTGGGTCTTGCGTTGTGCCATGATCGATATCCTTTCTTGGCGCATTCAAAAACAAAGTGCTCCGCTTACTCGCGGCGCATTCTCAGCCCACGCGCGCGCAGCGCTTTCGTGAGCTCGTCGGCCACTTCCTGGCCAACCTCAGGTGCGAGGAAATCCAGCCCCTCGCGCTCCAATTCCTCGACGGCGCGGGTGAGCCACGGATCACCCTTTCGCGCTGCTTGATTTACGGATTTCACGGGGTTCCGCGCACCCTTCCAGGCCAGCGCCTTCTTGCGCTTAGGCTTGATCGTGATCGCGGGTCGCCCATCGTGAACGGCGCGCGCGTATGGCGTATTGGCCGAAAGGATCGCATCGGTGGTGCCCGATGGCTCGACCACATGCGCCTTGCGCAGATCGCCCTTGTCGAAAGGCACATTGCCCTGGCGCGTGGCGATTTCGCGCAATTTCTCGGCGACCTGAAGCGTCCAGCGTTGCAAGGGCAGGCTCATCGCAGCACCTCCACCCCAAGCCCACCAGCCCCGCCGCCCGGCTTCGCGCGACCATCAGCAGCCAGCGCCACGGCCCAGAACAGGTCACCATGCCCATCATCGCTGCGCTCGGCGTCATACTTGATCGAGGTGCCGCTGGTTAGCTTCTGGATCGAGTGGAGCTGCGCCAGAACATCGGGATCATTGGGCAACAGGAGGCGGCGCTCCTCGGCCAGCTTGAGCATGTTGAGCGCCAGCTTGGCCTTGCGCTGCGCGGAAAACCAAACCCCCTCGAAACGCTCGGGCGCGGCCTTGTGGAGCTCCTCGGCGAGCTGCATGCCAAGGCCGGTTTTGTCCACCTTCCAGCTCTCGATATCGAAGCGGCCATCGACCTCATGGATGCGCGCTTTCTGGGCATCGAAGGGGAGGCCCTTGTGCATCTCATGGTGGATCAGCGCATAGCGATCCTTCCACTTGGCGCGCTCGTGCTCCTGGCCCACCAGGGCAATCGCGGTGCGGTCATTGATCCGGCCCACGTCAACACCGCCACGCAAGCGGCCAAAGTTGGCGGGGATGATCGCCTCGGTGGTGAGCGAATGCAGGAGTTCCCAGGACAGGAGTGCCGAGCCGTTTTCGGCCCATTGGCATTCGTAAAACATCGCCCAGCTCTCGCTATCGAAGAGCATGCGCAGCTCATCGAGGCCCCCTGGCAGGGGCATGCCCTGGGCGATGGCATCCTCGATGGTGATAGTTTTGCGCCACCAGTGATCGTGCTTGTTCTTGTGGTTGGTGGCGATCTCCCAGAAAAGCGAGCCGGGCAGGAAGGGCGTGGAGAATACCGTGACACGGCCCCCGATGGCCGTGATCGAGGGGATCACCGCCGCCCAGAGCATGCGCTGATTGCGCACCCAGGCAAACTCATCGAGCCAGACATCGCCGGGCCAGCCCTGGGCGGTGCGGAAGTTGGTGGAAACCGCGACGATATCGGCCCCCATCACGGTGATCTTGTTCGCCTTGTCCTCCTCCAGGAGCACATCGAGCCGTGCTGCGTGGTGGCGCACATAGCCGAGGATGATCTGCGCCTGGCGCTCCGAGGCCGAGACCACGATTTGTGGGCGTCCAGCCATTGCGCCGAGAAGAACCGCCAAACCGACCACATAGGAAAACCCGATCTGGCGGGCTTTGAGGATGATGCGGAAACGCTCCTCGCTTTTCAGGAATTCGACCTGGTAGCCATAGAGCCCATACTCGGGATCGAGCACGCGGGCCAGCGCCTCGGACGATACGGCATTGGCCACGATGGGGCGCGGCTTGGGCTTGGGCGCAGCTTTCTTGAGCCGCTCTAGGGCCTTGGTGAGCATGGCCAGGCGCTGCGCCTGGGCGTTGCTGGGATTTTTGGCGCGGCTCAACCGAAAGAATTGCTCTTCGAGGCCGATGGTGGTTTCGCGCCGCTTGCGCAGCTCGGTCATCCACTCGCCGCGCTCGATCCAGTGGCGCACTGTGCGCGGGCTGCACCCGATGCGGGCGGCGATTTCGGTGGAGCTGTCGCCCGCCAGAAATTCCAGGTAGGCTTGCTCGCGCTGTGCGGCGGTATACTTCGCTGGCCGCCCACGCCCCCTGGATGCCCCTGAGAGACTCTGAGGCGCCCCCTGAGCGCCCTTCTTGGGTTTTTTGGTGTCAGGGTGCCCGGAAGGGGATTTTGACGCCCTGCGGCCCTCTCCTGAGCGCCTTGCCTCTTTGGAGGGCTCTGCCATTGCGCCTCAGCTCCTCAGGAACGCGCCAGGAGCGCCGCAAGCGCCTGGATCGTGGTAGGGGTCGCCGCGCGGGCAATCGGCTCTCCTGCGCCCTCTGTGGCGCTCCCAGAGAGGTTGGCGAGCGCTGGCAGGAGCGCACGGGCTTCGTCTTGCGTGACAATGCCCGCCTGCACCAGCTCCGGCAGGTTGTCGGCATCGTCGTTGGGCGGGGTGAGGTCCAGCGGGCGAAACGCAACCTGGCCTTTGCCGAGACCCTCTTCATGATCGCCAGGTTTGAGGCCCATTTCTTTGAGAAGAGGGCGCAACTGATCGAGCATCCTGCGCCGTTTGGGTTTGAGCGTGAGGTTCTCGAAAATGAAGAGCTGACCCGAGACCTCGCCGCCCCCGCCGAGCTGCCCGGCAGACATGATCCCGACGATGCGCGGCGGGGTACCGTGAGCCACGGGTATACGGTCACGGGCAGCATCGATCAGCTTTAGAAAGTCGCCATCTTTCACATCCGCCGTGAGCTTGTCGATGGTGACCTCGCCCTCTTCGCCGGACGTGAGGATCAACGTGCGGTGGGCATTGTCCATGCCTTGGAAATCGTTGCGGAAAAACTCGCGTATGGCCTCTTTCTGCGCCGCGCTTGGGGTCACACCCTTGAAGGTGATGGCATATTCCGGGATCGCGTTGTTTTTGAAGAACGAGGCGTTGTACCGGGTAGCTGCATAGGCCAGCTCCAACATGCCAGATGCACCGATCCAGGTAGGCATGGCGTAGTGCCGACCCTCGGGGCAGAGCTCTTTGAGATGCACGATCTCGCGGGCGTTGAAACGGATTTTCTCCGTGCGGCCATCGGCCTTTGGCACCCGTTGAAGGAAGCCCTCTCGAAGGCGGCTCATGGTCAGCGCTGGCAAGCGCCGCAGTCCGATGATGCGCTCACCATCGCTTGACCGGATCACCTGGAGGAACGCGTTGCCGTATGTTTCGAGATCGAGCCCGAGCTGTGTGAAAAGCTCCGTCGCGCCGGTATCGCAAAGCTCCTCTATTCTGGCAGCTTCACCAAGAAGGCCACCTCCAAATGCACCTTCGGCCTTCACATGGATGGCACGGCTATGCTCGGCACTGGCGCGATAGAGCCTGGCCAGGGCGCGCGGCTCGATGGGCCACAGATGTTCGCCATCGATCCCGGTATCGGCGCGCGCTTCAAGAAGCCCGTCGATCTCGGATTTCTGGACCGTGATGGTGACCGCCTCGACGGCGCTGTTTGAAGGATTTTCGGTGCTCATACACCAAGGGATACACGGGGCCTTGTGCCATCTAAACTATTGAAAGTTTAGATGTAAACCGCGACGCCTAGGGCCATCTTTTACCACTGCGCGCGATCAGGCAAGAGTGATTTCAACACGTCACTCAACAGCCTTGGAGCCGATCTCTTGGCACAGCTCAAAGACCTTTCCGTTAGCTTCCTGTCGCTGGTCAAAACACCCGCGACCGGCAAGGGCCTGACCTTGAAATCCGCCAAGGCGGGCGAGCGCGCCGCAACCTTCGAGATCGTCAAGACCGATGATGAGCTGATGCGCGCTTATGGCATCGTCTATGCCCCCGATCAGGAGGATGCGCATGGCGACACCGCCGATGCCGCGACGATCCGCAAGGCGCAGGCGGAATTCATGCGCGAGGGACGGCTCCAGAACATCGACACCGAGCATTCCTTCACCGCCGAGATGGCTTTCGTGGCCGAAAGCTGGCTGGTGCGCAAGGATGACGCCCTTTTCCCTGGTGAACCCGAGGGGGCCTGGGCCGTGGGTATCCAGATCGGTGATCCCGATCTCTGGAAACAACTGAAATCGGGTGAGCTGACCGGTATTTCTCTGGCCGGGATCGCCCGGATGGAACCAGAGCCGGATGATCCGGCCAACCCCCGTTACACCGAGAAAACGAAAGACGCCGCGCCTGGCTGGGTCGAGCGTTTGATCAAAGCGCTGACCAGCGCACCCCACCAAGAACCCATCGAGGAGAGTGACATGGACAAACAAGCCGTCCAGGAGATTGTGCGCGATACGCTCAAGAGCGAGCTGGGCGACGCGATCAAGGATGCCCTGAAATCCGAAAGCGTGGGGAGCACCGCCGATCCTGCGCCCGCACCGACACCCGCCGTCGATCCGGCCCCTGCGTCCGAGGAGACATCCGGTGAAACCGACATCGAAAAGGCCATCGCCAAGGGCTTCACCGCCCTGGAAGGCAAGATCGATGACAAGATCACCAAGGCCCTCGCCAAGGGCGTTATTGAAACTGACCCGAACACGGGCGACGCCGAGGAGAGCTTCGTATGATCATCACCCTGAAATCCGGCCAGCGCATGCAGGACTTCATTGCGCTCGCAAAGGGCCTTATCGAACCTGAAGACCTGCGCAATGGCGGTGGCCTCAAGGCCCAGGAGGCCGCGCGGCTGATCACCATGCTGTTCGATGATCCCTTTCTCAAGAAGATCACCACGATCCGCATGAGCCGCCTGACCCGAGACGTGGACGTGATGG